GCAAAACTAACCGAAGAAGAAATTAAATTATTGGGGATAAAATAGATGAACAACACCGAATGGCAAACAATCCACTACTATCAATCGTGTATTGAGGCGGCTGAAAGATGCGGGTTTACAATTGAACAGGGTAGAGAATCACGGACACAAATAATGTGCAGCAATCATCCATATGCAAAAGATACAGTTATCAAAGTTATTGATGGTTTCTATCCAACTAAGATGTGGCTTGAAGGCTATGAACAAAGAATATTTGAAGTTAAAAATATATGAAACCAGCGGCTTACATGACAACCGATAAACGTATGCTTGTATTTGCAGACGTTGAAGAATGGGAAGGAATGACGCCTTTATATGATGGTCGGGACATTGACCAAATAATCAAAGCCATTAAAAAATGCTTCCCGCATACAATGGCGTGCGACGGAACATTGATGGTTACTACGCAAAGTTATAATGAATTAGTAGAGTTGATTAATAAATGAAAATAATATACAAAATAAAACAAATTTATTTATGGTTTAAATTTGGAATAATAACATCAAAAGTAAAGGATAGAGCAGGTGATCACGTTATATCTGAGGTTGAATATTATGATGAGAACGGAGTAACTATTGGTTATTGGGCTTATGGTTCATTTGATCCATCAATGCCATATCAAGGTGGAGGATTTGAAAAATGAAAATATCCCTCATAGCCGCCTGTGACAAGAACCGTCTTATAGGTGTTGATGGTAAAATGCCTTGGCAAGACGATCCTGCAATGAGGGAAGATTTAAAGCGATTTAAGGCGATTACTTTAGGTCATGCTGTGGTGATGGGGGGAAGGACTAAAGAAAGCCTTGGTACTATGTTTCCGTTGCCTGGGCGCAAGAATATGGTACTAAGTACAAAAGAAAAACAAGGAACACACAAAGGCAAGGGATTCTACCATTCGACCGATGTTGAATCGGTTATTGATTACTTGACAGGCGGTGGTGTTAAAGAGTGCTTTTTTATGGGGGGACAGGAAGTATTCAAGGAAGGCTTAAAGTATGCGGACACCGTTTACTTGACTGAGCTAGATGGTACGTATGATGGTATTGATCAATCAAGTAAACGTTACTTTCCGGTTTTAAATAAGAATGAATGGCAACTGGTACGCGCTGAACGTATTCAAGGTGTTCCTTGTAGTTTTATGGTTTATACTAGAACCCATCCATAAAATCTTTTGCCATCGCCAAACCAAGTTGATACTTGTAAGTAGATGTATCCTCTTCCATATTGTTTTGTACGTAAAAGATTAGTTTACAAACACCATTAATTAACGCCATCAGCAATCGCTCTACTTTGTACAAGATAAACAATATTAAGTCTCTGATCATTGTGGAAACCCGAAAAAAGATAAGAACGGTAACGCGCTCAATATAAATGCTATGACAATCACTATCAAGTACGTTTTTACCGGGTGTTTTGTAATTATTTTTTCAAACATAATTTAATCACTTTGTTTTTATATTTCTTGCTTAAAACACCTGCATCCTGTTTTATCATCATCATACCATGTCATTGTTCCTAATGGTATTGGCTTCTTGTTATTACATGAGCTAAACTTTCCATCATCAATAAATTTAAAACCTTTTTTATTTAATAACAATCTTAATCTGACCTCATGTGGAACACATGATTGACTGAAAAACTCTTCTATTAAATCAACTTTTGCTATAATAACTTTTTTATTTGTTTTTTTACCCGCCTCAATTATCTCTTCCAACGTTCTTTTACACCCAAGGCATATACCATTTTTTAGCTGACAGCGTTTAACGCAAGGCGTTTTATTGCTCATTAGTCTATTCTAAAACCCACATTTTAATAAAATGTCCATCTTTATCAAATTCAAATTCTATATAAAAATCTGCAAATCCATCAACCTTATTCATTCCTTTTTCGCATTTGATACGACTTACATCACCACTAAAGCCAACACCAAGCTCAGTTAATAGTGTAATTAATTTATCTTTGTCTGTCATGTTTTTATCTCTCAAAACGTTTTACATCAGCAACTGAATAAAATGTAACAGGGTCATTAGCTTCTATCCAATCACCAATTAATTTTGCCAATTCTCGTTTTTTTAAATTGTCATTATGAATTATCTCTAACCAATCTTCAGCGGATTCTCCACATTCATCACCAGCCGCTTCTGAAATATCATCCAAAATATTACTAACTGAAATAAATTCATGAGCAGTATGGTTGCAATTTGAGCCTATATAAATTGAATCAGAGTCCGGGTTATCATCTAGGCCATGTTTAATCGCTTCTTCTATCGTTTCATATTGACCATAAAAGTTTTCTTCATTTGTACTGTAGCTATATTTCATTTTTTATAATTATTGTTAATTAATAATAACAAAGTTTATGTTTTTCATACCCTTTTGGTTCTTTTATTTCTTCTATTATTTCTATAGCGTTCTCACCTATTCCGCATTCCCAATCCCCGCATACCTCATATTCGCCCTCACTTGTTTTTAGCACAATTAATAACATACCACTATTATTACTCGCCCAATAATGCTTACCATTTTTTGTGTCTTTATGATCAATCATTTTTTTAACCCTATCATCACATCCACTATTCTATTCATATCATCACGACTAGCCTTAGCTAAAGCCGCATAAATCTTTCGTTGTTTGCCATGAGACATATCTCTTAACATTGAAAATATAACCTTATGACGGCCTTTTTTTAGAGATAGCTGACTGGCTATTCCGCTATTGATTAACGCTTCGTGTATCTTTTTTAATTGCTCTGTAGAGAGCGCAGTTAACATTTGTTGTAGGGTCATTTTAACGACCCAGCCTCGGTAACTTCTTTCTGACCGTTATATTGCCCTTGTTTTTTATAGCTAAACTCAACAGGTACGGCTTTATGTCTAAAAAACTTTACCTGTCCTATCTTCATTCCAGGTGCAATAGCCAGTTTATGAAATTGATTTTCATTTTTTAGCTCAAGTGTAATCTTACCATTGAATCCAGGGTCAATCCAGCCAGCCAATTGATGAGCAAGATTGTTGCGTCCCAATGTAGACTTCAAGCTAAATTCAGCTGACAACCATAACGGCATATTAAACGTTTCATTAGTACTGGCTAACAGCACTGAGTCAGGCATCATAATATATTCAGAATTAGTTATGTCTACTCTATCGGTCTGTATTGACTCTCCCTTATAAAGCCTTACTGTAGGGAGAGCTGCGCCAAATGATTCCTTTCTTACCAAGTGATGCAAGGTAACATCAATAGACGTACCGTTAATGTTTTTAATAGGCGCATCAATTACACCAGTCTTAACCAAATAAACCAACTCTTCATAAGATAAAAGAGTTGTTGCGAATAGATTATTGAGTAATATTTTTAATGACTTTATTATTTTCATTGTCTAGCATACGCTTTTAAAACATCCATTACAATACCAGACCTTACGCAGTCCTCTATGTCGAAATTTATTTTGCAATCCACTACTTATCTCCATATTTTAATATGTATGCTAATCTTCTCGCTTCTGACCATGTTTTACCTGTTTTTGTTTTTGATATTTTTGCTTTTGTTGTGTCGCTAACAGCGTAATGAATAACATTTTTTGCAGACATTCTCATCTTTTTTCTAGTTTCTTCCGTGTGTTTTTTTCCTATGTTAGCTTCTCTTAGTTTTTGCTTTGTTTCTTCACTAACTGGAGGTCTGTTTTGTGCTGCTTTCTTCATGTTTAGCTTTTGCTGTTCTGTTCTTGGTTTTCTTAGTTTTTCTTTCTGCTCTTCACTCATCGGGACTCCTTTGTTTGGTGCAATTTGTCCTCGTGCAGATATTGACATTTTCAACCTAGATTCTTCCGTATGTTTTCTACCAATTAGTGCCGAACTGATCTTTGCTTTATGCTCTTCAGTATGCTTTGGCATTATTTTCCCTTTCTGAGACGCTGATATTCTTAATTTTGTCTCGTCACTTCTCTTGTAATTATCTCCTCCAGCAACTAGATTATACCCATTAGGTGAAAATGTATTGTGTATTTCTATATAAAATACTTCTTTCTCATTTGCTTCTTCAAGAGTTAAATTTTCCTCTAATATTTCATGAGTGAAACTATTCCACCCATATTTTTTTATAGCATTTAAAAATGCAAAGCAATGTGATTTAGATTTATGCTGCCTACACCTTGACTCGTAATTACTTGTTTGACCAATATATGATTTTCCAGATGGAGACGTATGTTTATAAATAACATATTTTTTATTTGTCATTTTATGTAACGATATTGCTTTGAATTGACTTGATTAAATCAAATTGCGATTCATTAAGTGGCCTTAATTTTTTTGGCTCCTTGCGTTCAATAATGAGCGTTTCAGTAACAGGGATTTGTGTATAATTCTTTTTCCGTCTTTCGCTTCGACGTTCTTTCATTAGTCACCGTATCTAAATTCAAGTAACAATTGTAATTCATGAATCGATTTTTCAATATCCTGCCGACCTTTACCGGTGGCCTTGTCATGTCTGCACAGTCTTTTTATAATGCACCCCTCTATGAACCCTAATTTGTTGGCCTCAATAAACTCTACCGGCTGAATAGCGCACTCCTTATAATGATTGCCGCCTATTTGAGTGTTTAATGCAATATGCTCATTAGATGCAAACAATGTTCCTGGCGCATCAAATAATTGTATTTTATGTAAATCGTTTTTACTCATTCACCACCCCGACACAACTCAACAATCTTCAAAGCATAAATCTCATCCTGAAGCCACTTAATATCAAAGATTAATGACATATACGCCTCAGTTTTTTTGTTATAATCATTCAAAGCATCACGGCATTTATACCGTTCACATAAACTGTCTTTACCATTAAGAATATGGCTTACATATTCAGCACTTAAATTTTTATAAACTGCTTTTGCTTTGCCCATATCGTCAAACATAATGGGTTTTATTTTTATGAGTGTATTTAAAACAAAAGTGATCGCTTCAATATAAGACGTATCACTATTTGATTGAAGCGTTTTGTTTAATACATATTTTAATCGTTGTGATTGCTTATTCATGATTTACATGCCCATACAACTAATACAGCTGACATATACCAAATAATCTTTTCCAAGTGTTCTGGATGTTGTGTTAAAAAATCCCACATTGTCATTTTGATGAAACCAGTATGTAAAGTGTAAATAATATTGTCCAAACATAAATATAACCACCAATAAATGAATGATACTTGTCTATTAAATCAGCTATTGTCATTATATTTTCCCCGTACTGCCAAATCCATTATGCCCACGATCCGTTTCGCTATCAAATTCCTCAACCTCATTCATGGCCATAACAAAAGTAGGCACAACAATCAACTGAGCAAACTTTTCACCCGGTTCAAAAGTTATTGGCTTGTCAGTCAAGTTTCGATATTTGCAAAACAGCTCACCTTGGTAGTCCGAGTCCAGCAATCCAATAGTATTGTTCAAAATTGCACCGTTAGATGATGAGCGCGGCATCAATAGACCGGCGAATAAAAGCCGCATATCTTTGTAGTCCGTATTATCCTGCCCTATCCAGATATGGACACCCGTGCCGATCTTGGCAACATCGTAAGGGTTTAACGTTATTGGTTTTTTAATACAAGCGCGTAGGTCAAAACCGGAACTTCCAGGTGTGGCGCGTAATGGTGAAAAATCGAGGCCAACTTTATTTGCTTCAAGTGTTTTTGCTAATGTTGTTTTTTTGTATTTTATGTTCATTAATTACCACACTATCTTTACAATTTTATCAAGCTTATCAAGCTTCTCATCCGATACATGAGCATCACCCCCGTACTCATCAAATTCGTCCATCATTTCATAAACAAAGTCTAATTCGTTATCATCCTTGGCTTTGCATTCTGCATCTTCCAGGATGTCCATGTATTTTTTTATTTCTTTTGCCAGCATTACTCTTTACCTATCGCGTCCAAAATGCCGCTCAAATTATCGGTATCTTCAACAATCTCTTCAATGTTCGCTTTATGGAACGCCACAATCATCTTCGTCACCAAGCGTTTAGGAAGGTTAAAGGTTTCACTCAAGCCAGACACAATGTCTTTAATCTTTTCCTTTTCTAGCTCAATTCGTTGCAATATTTCGCTTGCCGCCTCCAATTCTTTGCGGATCGTTTCCAGGTCTTGTGGACTGGATGGTATGACTATTTCTTGTTGTACTTTTTTCATTTTGTTTCCTAATTGTTAAAATTAAATTAATGCTGATACTCATTTACCTAAATGATTAGCCCCAGGCTTGATCTGCTTTTATCGCTAGAATAATCTCAGCAACAACGATAAAACAGACATGAGTATTAAAAGCTTTCAGCTAAGCCTTGTTGTCTTTCGAGGCGTTTGTATCAAAATATACAAACTTTTTGGGGCAGTTGCTTTTGTTTGTTTGTTTTATTTTGCAGCCTTTACCGCTGCACCCACTAACGTACCAAGGAGTTGATTAGATTGTTCCAAGGCTTCGACATTAACGTCATTACTTACTGAGCCAAACGTAATTGTTCGGCCTGTTTTGTTGGCAGTTTTGATCGAGTCTTTAAAGTCTGTAACCGCTGACGTACTGCCCATGGTAAACGCGTGTGTTTCGCTTACTGTACCATCAGCAAAGCGTGTTATTGTGCCGACACTACCACAACTAGCCAGTAAGAATAATAATGGCGTGAATGCGATTATTAGGGCTTTGGTGATGTTACTTAACATGATAAAAAAATTCCTCAACACAAAACCACAAATAGTTAAGGTAGTCTTTTAATCTTGAAAAGCAAGTAGGTTCTTTGTTTTGGTTGGCTTTGTCATTCATGTCATTTGTCCGTTAGCTTATTAAATTTAAAATAACCACTCCATAAGATCGTTGTCTCTTGCCGTCAAACTAGTCGGTGGAATAGTTATTAAAAATAAACCCTTTGCAGGCTTCCCACGAACGATAGGTAGGCCATCGCCGCAGGCGGGACTCGAACCCTTCGCTCGCCTTGCTCTGCGCAATAGTTTTACGAGAAGGATTTATTTTTAATGCCTTTACTCTTACCCGGTAAAGGCTTTAGGTGTATTTTAATATTACAAGTCTATTCTATTTTTTTTGATGTTACAAGCTATTTATAAAACTGCACAACATTAATGATCAAGGACACAATCAATAATGCTGTCGTTGTAATAAGTCCGGTTCTTTGAAGCTCAATATACTCGCTTAATTCTTTATTCATATCAAGCAGTTGGTTAGTTTTATCTTTCATTTTATCAACCATTCGCACTTCAGCACCTCCAGCCGACGCTCATAAACATATGGTTTTTCCAGGTTTGTTTGTTTTATCCTTAACGCCTGAATACAGTCACCACGATTCGGCACAAGCTTATAATTCTCGTACTTAAAGTTTCGTGTATTGGCGTTAAAATTAGCCAGCATTCTTTCGCGTTCTTTTTTAACTCTGTTCACCCAGTAACTCCACTAACGCATTATACACAGCCAACTTATCATCATAAGATAAAAATGAAAAATCATCGACTCTGCCACCAATTGATAATTTTATTTCATTTTGATGTTCAGCTTTTATTGGAGCTGGATATGTCTTGCCATTTATTTTTATTGTGCGTCTAGGTTCTTGCCATGTTAAAAATCCACATGTAAAAAGCCTTTTATCCATTGTCCATATTTCATAGCCATCAGCATGTTTTACGTATGATTCTGCAACTACTCTACGCTGCCAATCTTTAGTCCACAACTCATCGCCCACAAACACCGGACGATCTTCAACTATGGCTATTGCAAATTTATAATTATCAGGACACCCTAAAAACTTAGGAATATCTAATTTAAAACATGGCTTGTCAGTCAAGTTTCGATATTTGCAAAACAGCTCACCTTGGTAGTCCGAGTCCAGCAATCCAATAGTATTGTTCAAAATTGCACCGTTAGATGATGAGCGCGGCATCAATAGACCG